ATTGCGCCTTTACACACATTGGTCAATCTGCATCCCATCTGACGAAAGTTTTCTATCCAGAACTTTTCACATTCCTTCCAGTCTAATTCAGTAGTTTCCTCTACAGCTTCAATGACTGGCTTTAGACCAAGTTTTTTGAGTGATTTAATCCATCCTGTTTTGGGTGTGTTTTCCTTATCCTTCATATGACCACGAAGCCTATTGGACTCTGTGGTTACAGTTTTTCCAATGTATCGCACCTCTCCGTTTCTTGGGTCGGCCAAAGAATAAATAACTGTTCGATGAATGGTTTTAGGTTTCTCGCATTCGCCGGGGTCAATCGCTCTGATGATGTTTTCAGTCATTCTTCAGAATCTCCCTTTGTTGACCAACTCAAGAACCTTCGCTTCAACCGCCTTGACCTCGCCGTTGTTGTGCGGCGACCGCTCCGCAGCCGTCACTAGGTTCTCAAGTTCAGCTTCGTCCTCTGGTGAATTAACAAGAGCCGCCTGGATTCTATGTGCAGTTACAGATTTCTTCTTTTCGTCGTTCACATTTCCCTGCGGCTCTTGAAATTGTGCTATCGCAACCTGTTGCTCGAATTGCTGCTCGAACTCTTGGTCGCGCTTCTCTGTTGGCGTCACGGCCTCTTCCAGAATCGCTGGTTGCCCTTGAATGAGAACCTTGTCGCCTGGACTCGGTTGCTCCATTCCTGCCCTCTTGTAAATCGGGTCGAGCAAAACTGGGATTCGACTATTGCTCATCTTCTGCAAATAATCCGCCTGCTCCGTTGCGCTCAACGGCCTCGTCATGTCGGCTTCGACTGTCGGACGCTCGCTTGACTCCCCGAAGTTCTCAATCAAAAGTGACTCGGCAAGTTGCTCGGTGAGAATTCGCGCAATCCATTTCGTCAACTCTTCCAACCGTTCCTGCCTGACGTTCTCATGGACTTCGCCTTGCGCCCGCGTCCCGCCGTTGACCGGAGCGGAGGATGTAAGCGTCTGTCCGAGCATCAGCAATTGGCATTGCTCGTCGGCCAAATGCATTAAAGCAAGTTGCGCACTATCTCCGCCCATCTTATGTTCCGCGCCGATGACTAGCTTTGCTGAATCCGGATGGACGAAATAACCCTGATTCGCTGCCATTCGAGCAAGTCTCTCGAACTTGTCAACTTCGGCAGGACTACTTGCCAATGAAGCTTGATAGGCGATGTCGAGGAACGGATTTCCATACTTTTGTGCGAAATTTAATGCGAAGTCGCGCCCGTAAACTATCATTACCCAATACCACGCAAGCACGCGCATGAATCCCGCGCCGAGACATGAACCGCTTTTGCTCTTGAACTTTGCGACGAGGAACTTGGACGGGTTATCCATCAAATCGCTTCTGACTTGATTTGCAAAACTCATGTTCCCGGACTCGGCTGCGTGCGCTACGCCGATGCGTCCGTCTGGAGTAAAAGCTAAATTGCGCGGGTGAACCCATCCGCTCGCCCTGATGTTCTTCTCCGGTCTTCCTTCTGGGTCGGTCGCATTTTCATTCCAAATCAGTTCAACTATCGAAACTCCGTTGATGATGGAATCTGTTAAGTCGAATATGCACCCGTTCAACCCGTCCTCGTCCGCGAATCTATCCGGCTTAAAAGAGTCGAGCGCACGTCTTACTAAATCGGATTTCTCCTCCGCAGAGTCCGTGGGCTTTTCGCCGGGAAGACAATACGGATGGACAACAAACTTTGAAGACGCAATCGCGGCGCGTAACTCGAATTGACATTTTTTGAACATCGGCCACGAATCCGCCATGCGCTGCGTCAATTGAGATTGCTGCCACAAATTTCCGGCGAGTGCCATCCGGAGTATCGAAGAAATCTGTTTCGGCGGAAGTTTATCGGGCAGCATCAAATACCAGTCACCCAGCGGGTCGGATTGCACATTGCGCTCGCCTAATCCTTCGAGGTCTTTGCGCTTGACTGGAGTGGCCGGTAATTCTTGACTGGCTTTAATGAACGGAAAAGATTTAGTGAGCGACAGATTCATCGCGCCACCTCTGAAGACAAAAATTGCGCGGGTGCCAAAGGAGATTCAGCCCCGCGTGTCGTTGAAATGTTATTATCTGCCGACGCGCACGCCATCTTCAAGAGCAACTATCGCGTGGAAAGTGCCTTTTGAAAACAGAAAGTAAACGCGCCTTATTTGATGCAGCCGAACTTCCGCATTCTGACTGGCGGGCAGCCTTTGCAGACCTTGTGCTGGCAGAGTGTAACGAAAACGACGCGCTTGTTCACGCGCCTGAAACTTGCCTTGGGATACTTGTAACCGTGGTCGTAAATCATGTGGTAAACTCCGCCGTCGGTCTTGCCTAGCTTTTCGGCTTCCTCAATGCAGAACTGCTTGAGCGCAATCTCGGTTGGCTGGTCGGGTGGTTTGTTCATGACAACAGTTTAACTATCCAGCAAATCATTCCGACAATCAGAATCAGCAAAACAAAGTCCAATGACGTGTCGGCGAGTTTCATTTAACCTCTAAACTTTGTCAGCATCAAGAATAACAGCAATGCCGCTCCGAGCATCGCTGGCATCAATTCGTGGTAGTGAATTGCGCTCATATCATTTCGGATGCCGTTTTTGATTTTGGTATTTGCGCGAGCGTTTGCGCCATTCCTCAAACATCGCCGGACTCGGTTCTCTTTTTTCAGAGACTATATGTCGCTTGATGCAATCGTCAATCTGATTCTCCATTTGCATCTCTGTCCACGTCTTTCCCGAAATCCAGACAGTGGTCATACAAATCTCTCCAATAACTTGTGCGCGGGCGAACCTTTGATTAAATATACTTCCATCGGTGCGACGGTCGTGACTAGTTTGAAGTCTTCGAGCGTTTTTACTTTGTTCCAATCTACCTTTGCGTGTTGTTCTGGCTTTTGTCTGTGGAACTTTCGCACGCCTTCAACGGGAAGGCCTCTCGCGCAAAGGTCGCACTCCACATCAACCGAGCCGTCTGGTATTACTTCGTCGCCGCATCGCCAGCAAGACTTCATGTTTTAACCAGTTCTGGCGTCTTTGGCGTAGACGCCTGTTTTTCTTCTCGATTTGCTTCCTTCAATTCGTCTAATGCTCTGAACCGCGTCTCGCTAAACCCGCGCTCTTTCGCTGCGTGGCTGTTCGCTTTTGGATTTACAAGACCGATTAAAAGCACACACACGTCGCCTTGGCCTCCTGGTTGGTGCTGGCCTATCACTAAGTCACGAATGACGTAGGTGACGCCCCCTTTTGGGAGCATGAAGTAGAGCTTTGCGATTGCTTGAACGAACTTATCATCAATGCAAACAACTTTCTGTCCAACAGTGAACATGATTATTCTAAGACCGCCAGAATGTCGTCCGCGTGGACGAGGTTGAATAACTTGCCGTCAATCTTGATTTCTGTGCCAGCGTATTTGCCGACCAGAACCTTGTCGCCGACCTTCACTTCAAAGGTATAGCGAACTCCTTCCTTGTTGACTTTGCCCATCCCGAGCATGGCCACTTTCCCTTCAAGCGGTTTCTCCTTCGCGTTCTCCGGAAGAAAGATGCTTCCAATTTTGTCCGCGACCGATGCTGGTTCAATCAGGATTTTGTTTCCGAGCAGTTTAAGTTTCATGGTTTGGTTTGACTGTCGTTTTGTTTCTGTTTCTTGTGCCGTTCGATAATCTTCTCCGCAAGACACGCGCCTATTGCTGACGCGGCTAAGACATAATTGGCGTAGGTATCAAGTGCCGCAGCGTCCACTTTGAACTCCATTGTGTAAATCGTTTTGCGCTGGCTCAACTTCGCCGACACGAGTTGCTCAATTGCGCCCTTAAATGCGTCTCGTTGCTTTCCTAAATCCTCTTGAACGGCAGCGCGGTGAACCATCATCGCAACAGCTATTTCCTTCTTTGTCAGGAATAGCTTTCGCCGCCTGAACGAGTTGATTTTATCCAATAGGTTCATTCAATCTTCAAATCCAAGTCCTCTGCGCCCAGAACGTCCGGCATAAGAAGCGAACCGCCTTGACCGACTCGTATGCCTTCCGTTGAGATAAACGCGCCCGTCGGTTCGCTCAACACGTCTTCAAGATAGCGAAGCGAATCGCAATTTGAAACTAAAATCCCATTCGCAAAATAGCAACCGTATTCCGTGGCGAGATTATACGTTAATGTGTTCTTGAATCCATTGCCGCTGTTGACACAAAGCCCCGCAGAATCGGCGCGCATTATGTTTAGTTCTGAATGTATTCCCGCATCGCTCGCAAATCTTTTCAAAGATTGCCTTGTTTTTCCATTGTCGTCTTGCGTTTTCGGCGTGCCAAAATTTTCCTTCTGGACTTGCGTGCCATGCTTTAGACAAAGGTCTGATTTTGTCCATGTGAGACTTTGGCCTTCGCCATGTCGTTTTATGCCGAGACGCATGTTCAAGTTGCGTAATACATTCAAGATTGCTGATTTCGTTGTTTGCTGGATTGCCGTCTTTGTGATGAATGATTTTACCGTCAGGAATTTTTCCTTTAAAGTGTTCCCACACGGCTTGATGCAATCCAGATTTAATGCCTCTTTCTTTCGTGTTATCAGTGAAGAAATAAACACGTGTTCTATAGTCAGATGATTTTGGGTATCTTCGATATATTGTCCCGTTAAATATAACTTTTTCAGCTTTAAGCATACTGACATTGTATCATGTAACGATATTGAGTCAATTGGAATTATTCCTCGATTTGTGAAGACTGGGTGTTGCGGGGTGCTTGTAAAGATGCCGAAATTAACAACCTTGTTCATGCCAGTGGATTCCGCTGCCTTTACTTTGCTCCAACCAAATGGGGTTAAAACTAAATCTTGCTTAGTAACTTTTTCAATATCAATGTCTCCGCGCTTGGTGGTTATTTTTGTTCCAGCAACAAAACAAGCATGGTCGTTTTCTTTAATAGGGACATCTTGTTCAGGACGCCACGCATATGATTCCAGTTCGTTGATTAAATTTACACACGAAGAGTCTGTCGTTAATCTCGGAAGTCCATCGCCTTGAATCTTGAGTCTGTCTTGAACCTTCCTGATGCCGTCAATGACTTTGCCTTTCCCACCTTTGGCCGTCATGCCTGCCGCGTTGAGTTGCGCTATCAATTCGGGGACGGCCTCGTCCACCGCAACAACCTCACGCGGAAACTGCTTTTGCCACGACCGCGCCTCGGCCACAACGGTCTCACGCGCTTGGCCTCTTTGATAGAACTCACGAAAGCAATGCCACCGCCCGTCGCTGTCTTCGCCTATGTCGAGAATGACAGCCGGATTGGTGTAGCCGTCATCTATCGCCAGGAAGAACCGCTTCATCTCTGAACGCAGTCTTGTCTTGACGTGGATTGAAGCGTCGAACGTGTCGTATACCGCGCCCTCTGCCGTTGCCCAGATGCCCTCTAGAAGCCTTTTGCGCCTGACTCCTGTCAAAGTGGCTTCCAGCTTTCCAATGCGAGCCTTGCCTAATGGGGTGATGTTTCCTGCGTCGTCGTAAAGCTCTGGATTGTCTTTATGCGTTCCGTTGAGCATCGTAAGTTGTCCTCGCTTTGCCCGCGCACGAAGGAAGTGACGGCTCCCAGCAGGATTACAATCCCCGAACACTTGCGGATGAGGTATGACCGCGCCGCGTCCTGTGCACCGGCTTACCATTACTTCCCAGTCGCTCTCCTTCAACTCCTCTGTCTGGCACACTTGAATAAAATCCCACTCCGACGACAAAAGCTTGTCGGGCTTATCCATTCCCACGGCGACTAATTTTGAACCATTTGGGAAAAGATACTGGTCAGCGTGCTCTCCGCCAAGCTTCCTGATTCCCAGCCCGTCCGCTATTCTGTCGAATGTCCTGAGTACCGACTCGTTTAGTGAGTTGTAGGTCTTGCGAACTATCGCGCCGTGACATCCAGGGTTGTCGAAGCAAAGTATGATTGACTTACAACAGGCCGCGTAGGTCTTTCCTGTGTCGGATGGGGCGCATACAATAAGCTCTGAAGCGTGATTGACGATGAACTCTCTATTCGCGCCACGAAACTTCAGCGTCGAAATGAACTTTGGCGGGGGCTGTTCAGTTGTTTCTTCCACTGACTTCGTTTGGAGGAATTGAAAATGGAACTATCACTATGCTGTTACCGCCGCTTGTTACGTCGAGGCTTTGAGAGGGTTTGCCCCAGCCCCTGTCCGCGAGCCATTCGATTGCCGCTTCTCTGTCTCTGTGTGATGGCTCTTTATCCACCTTACGTTCTTTGCCTGTGGCGTCATAGTAAGTGTCGGTTACAAATAGTGTGCCTTGAGCAATCTCCCACATCAATCTGACAAGCTCTTTGCCGTCGTCAGTTTGCTCTCTAACTAACGCAGCAAGTCCTTTTGGCCTGCCACCTTTGTTGGCTGTAAACCCTTTTACAAACTTCCCGTCGGGTAGTCTTGTAAGTTGCGTGTTTTCACGCTCTTCTGTTTTGGGTTGTTCAACTAATGCTTCGCTCATGACGTTTTAACTATCGCTCCTAAAATGAGAAAAGGCAAGACAAATTTGAAACTATTTTCATTTGAACAATATCCTTGGGTTGAGTCGCGATAACCATCCAACTGGACAGTGCGCTTTCTTCATTTCCAAAACGGCATATAGCGACGAAACAATTAGCCAGTTGTCTGTGTTGCTTTTAGAGAATCGCTTCTTTGGTTTGTCCGGCTTATGTAATGCAAGAATGTCTTTCGCCAAAGCGTTGATTTCTTCTGGGCTGCGCTGCTTCATTTGCATTTCCTTTCTCTGATGTAAGTCGAGTCGGCAACCAAGTCTTTGCTTGTGTCGCCGACTTTTAGTCCTATGCAATTAGTGACAGTCCAAGATTGAGAGTCCCAAAACTTGTCGCCTTTTTTAATGACGGTTCCTTTGCGAAGAGCTTGCCATCCTTTTGGTGTTTTAGGATTCATCGTTTAGCCTTTGGTTTCCAATTTGGAGCGTGCCTTCCATTGTTACATTTACGACAAGCAATAACTTGATTTTCCATTTTACTAGACCCGCCATCTGACTTTCTAATAAGATGCTCTCTGGTCGGATAGTTGTCGCAACAAGACCGCAGTGTTAAATCGCAAACCACACCACACCAGTGACATAAATCAAAACGGAACGTCGTCGCCTTCAGGTGACTTCGGGTCGGCGTGCGGCTCTTCGCCGGTCGCTGCGGGTGCGGCTGGCCGTTGCGTTCGCTCTCCACTTGGTTTGCTGTCCGTGAATTGGAACGACTCGCCGATGACGTGCAGCTTCTGTCTGTTTTTCCCGTCCGCTTTGTCCGTCCACGAATCCAATTTTAGCCGTCCTTCAACAAATATCCCACGCCCCTTTTTGAAGTATTGACCGATGGCTTCGGCTGTCTTTCCGAAGAACGTGCAGTCAACAAACGTCACTTCCTCTTTTAGTTCTCCGGATTCGCTTTTCCACTTTCGATTGACGGCAACTCCGATATTTGCAATTGCTGTTCCTTTAGGCGTGTAGCGAAGTTCGGGGTCTCGGACTAGATTTCCGGCAATTGTTACACGATTTAGATTCATAGATTTAATGCCCTCTTTATTGTCTGCGCGAATTGAGTGGTGCAAAGGTCGCAAGGTTGAATGTAAAGTATTCTCCAGCCCATCGCGGCTGCCTCGTTTAGCTTCTCCCATTCTTTGAGCATTGCCGCGCCTCGGTTGTGTCGACCAGCCGTCCAGATTCCACCTTGGACTTCTATTGCAAGATTTGGCATTGAAGTAAATACGTATTTGTACCCCTCTTTGTGAAATGACTTCCACGACAAGTCAAATCTCCATTTCCTTTCACGATGGAATTTGTATTCAAACTCCGGCTCTGGTATTCCTTGCTCTTTGAAAAACGCAGTGACCACCTTTTCGCTGTATGACTTTTGGCGAGGCACTTTCTTTGGCAACGATTCCTTAACGCGCTTCACAATTCCTTTGACTCGCGCCGATTGCGTTCGCTCTTTCATGGCTTCAAAGTCTTTTGGGTTAATTCCCATGTAGCACGCTCCATATCTCTTGAGCCGTTTGAGTCCCGCAGTTTTTGAAATGCAAAAGGTCGTCGAGCGTTATCGCAGAGAGAATCTGACTTTTACTTTTACGCCGAATGATTTGCACTTTGATATATCGAGCCGTGACCAGTTTCTTTCTCACCAATAAACGCTCAAAGACATTGCGAGCGCGGACGTTCGGAAAGTTAAAACCGCAAACGGATAGACTTGTTTCTTTACTCATAAATTCATTCGCGCTACTTTATTATCGCGTTTTCTGGCTGAAATGAAAAGACAATTCGTTCAATTCAATGCGCCCATCTTGTTACCAATCGTTTTCGCAAAAATCTTGTCAAAAAATCTGTTCCGTGCGGCTTCGAGAATCTGCCAAATGTTTCTGCAATAACTTGATTGAGCCTCTTTCCTTGCCTCAACTTTATCTCAAATGAACTGCCAGCCAATTCGTCTGTGATACGGATTGTTTTCAACAGCAACCCTTCTTGTGGACGAGGAATATAATCAGGCGGATTCTCCATGCGCTTACGAGCGTTTGCCTCCGCCCCAAGTTTTCCAAGCCTTGAGGCGTTGCCTTTATGAAACCTGCCATGTCTAGCGGTGAATCTCATGTGATTGTCATATCAGCTTGTTCTGCTGCTTTGCCATGTCTATGACCGCATGGATTGCTTTGGCACATCGCTTATCGAGCACCGCCGCATTCAGGACTTTGTTGGTCACGTCGAATGGCCCCCAATTGAGTATGGGTTGCATGATTATCATGGCACCGTCTTGCCCGTGTTCGGTCCAGATTTTCTGGAGTTCTTTCCCCTGTTCACGGGTCAGTTTCATATTGAACCCGTGGCGTATGAACGGAGCAGCAGAACCACTTGCTGCTGCCAACGATGCTTGCCCCTCCAGTTTTGCGGGCGCTTCTGGTTGTTTGTTTGATTTGCTCATATTTTTGGTTGTTGGATTTTCGGCGCATCGTTGCAGAGCGCGCCGTTAGACCCCTCGGCCACGTCGCAGGGTATTCCATGCGATTCGCACCACAGCCGGAACTTGTCCGTTGCCGGTGCAGTTAATTCTGTCCACCCTTGCGGCCACATCATCAGCCACTCTTGGTGGTTCGGGTTGATTTTGCAGCGGTCTATGCCGAGAGATTTCAGTTTCTTCGTAGCACCAGTTCCGCCATTCCCGTATCGGCACGGCGTCGGCATAGACCCACATCCTTTCACGCTGGTGTCGTGCTCCAGCGTCCGCAGCGGAAAACACTCCCCAGACAGCATCATACCCCAAAGTGGCCAGGTCTCCGAGAACGACGCCAAGCCCCCGAAAAGCGAGAGCTGCCGAGTTTTCCACGATGACGTGGCGCGGTCGAACCTCGCCAATGATTCGGGACATTTCACGCCAGAGTCCGCTATGCTCGCCGTCGAGTCCTTGACCAGTTCCGACCACGCTAATGTCTTGGCACGGGAAGCCGCCAGAGATGACATCCACCAATCCACGCCACGGTTTGCCGTCGAAGGTTCGGACATCATCCCAGATCGGGAAGTGAGGCAGGCATCCGTCGTCTTGGCGGGCGAGCAGCACGCGGCGGGCGTAGTCGTCGAGTTCGACGGCACAGACGGTTTTCCATCCAAGGAGTTTGCCTCCAAGTATGCCGCCGCCTGCGCCTGCGAAAAGTGCCAGCTCATTTAGTTCGGAAGTCATTGATTCGGGGTCTAACAAAGCGATGGAGCACAACGGCGAGTGTCCCTTGCGCTCGACGCTTTGTTTGAAATTTGAATGTCTTGGTTACGTTCATCGCTTGCTTTCCTCGCCGTGGCTCATCTTGTCGTTCGGCTGCCACTTTTTGCGGCGTTCTATTTCTTTTCCCCAGCATTGGTCGCAGACGGTGAATGTGATGTTTCCGACCGGCGCACCGCACTCGACGCATTTATTCCTGACACACGC